AAAGTGTAATCAATGCGGCCACCAATGCAGAAACCACCGTTATTACAATCCCAATTGGATTGGCCGCCATTGCGGTGTTTAATAATTTTTGTGCAATCGTCAATCCCTCTGTGGTGGTTTTCCACACCTTAAATGCGGATATTAGCCCTTGTATCATAGTTACCACATTCCATGCCAACATCCCGGCGGCAATTCCGGCAATAATAGAAATAATGGTTGGACCGTTTTTTGCCAGAAAAGAAATAAATTCTTTTACTTTACTGATGACTGCAAGCACAATGGTTTTTACTTCTGGGATTTTGCTTTTTACCTCTCCTATTACCTCGCTGATAACTGGCTTTAATTCTTCGCCAACGGGTTTTATAAGGTCAACCTTGATATTCCGCCCTAAATCCTCAATCTGGTTTCCCAGGTCATCATATTTTGTTTCATTTATCGTTCCCAGTGCGTCATTGGTTGCGGTAATCTCTCCCTGTGTATTTACCAGGGCACGCACGGCATCTTCTCCCAAATCTTCCCACTTGGTTCCGTACAGTGCCACGCCCAAAAGGTTTCTTTGCACTTCATTATCACATGAGAAAAGGGCCGTATTTACAATCTGGAACGCTTCCTTTGCACCCTCTCCCCCCTGTGCAAACTTTGTTTTTAAATCGTCGACATTTAACCCCAGGGTTTTAAATGCGTCATCTGCTGTTCCGTCTTTCACTCTTATGCCAAACTCTTTCACAGCATCATTTAAGTAATCCACCTGGAATGTACCGTTTTTTGCTCCGTTGGCAATCATATTAAAAGCGTCCTCGGCAGAAAGTCCCAAATCAGCATAATAAACGGAATATTCCGCCAACTGGTCGGCCAAATCCCCGTTCTGGTTTAATCCTTTTTGTGCCCCCTGTGCCAAAAGGTTGTATGCTTCATCTGCGGAAATGCCAAACTGTTTCATCATAGCATTTACGCCCCGGATGCTTTCGTTTACGTCTATATCAAAGGTATCACGCATTAAAATGGCGTGTTCCGTGGTGTTTTTCAGTTCTTCCCCGGTCTGTCCTGTCTGCTGCTTCACCGCTGACATGGCCGTTGCAATATCGTTTATATCCTCGCCGAAATTGTCCTTGTAAATGCTTAAAAGGGTTTCTTCCAACCCCTCAACTTCCGCATCCGCCGCCCCAGTCTGTGTGATTACAGTGTTTAGGGCTTTGTCACAATCCGTTTCAAACTTCGTTGCATATGTAGCGGCTGCTACGAACCCGGCACCCAACGCTTTTGCCGCTGTTACTGCCGTGTCCGCCATTCCGTCCAATTTATCTTTAAAGGCTCCGGCCTTTTCCTGTGCTTCTTTCAGTTCTTCGCCGGAAAGTTCGGCAGCATTCCCCAACTGCTCAATTGCGTTGTCCGTCTGTTTTGCTGCTTCCTCTAAGTTTGCCAGTTCAACTTCCGTTCTTCCAATTTCTCTTGTCAGTGCCTTGTACTGTTCTTCGGAAATCTCGCCCCGTGCGAATTGTGCCTGCACTTGGCTTTCTGCATTTTTCAGAATGTCCAATTTTTCTTTGGTTTCTGAAATAGCGTCCGTCAAAAGTGCTTGTTTTTGTGCTAACATTTCCGTATTAGTCGGGTCTACTTTTAAAAGTTTATTTACTTCTCTTAACTCTACCTGCGTCCCTTTTATTTTTTTATCGACACTGCCCAGGGCCTTATCCAATTTTGTTGTATCTCCGCCAATTTCAATGGTTATACCTCGGATTTTACTATTTGCCACCGTTTAACCCCCTTTCTTCTTAAAGTTTTTCCGTAATCCCTCACGGTCTGGTTTTTCCTGCTCCAAACGCCAACAATTCTTTAAATACTCCCGTCCCTCTTCGGTCTTGGAATTTTCAAAAATCATTGCTTCACGCATAAAAAACAAATACACGTCAATTTCCATTTCCTGTACTTCGTAAATGTCAATATGGCAATAATCCATTACCAACTTTTCCGGCCTGGTGTGTAGCGTGTATGGTATTTCATCCCCTTTATCCTGCCTTGGATAAAAGGGCATTTTTAGTTTGGGTCCGCTTTAAGTTCGTCCACAAATTCCATATAGGCTTTCAGAATTGCGGTGCATTCTTCAATGTCATAATCTTCCACATCTTCTGCCTTTACAGGCACCTTTCCCATATTGTTGTTAAGCACCGCCGCCAACAATCTGTAAATGCTGTCTGTATCTTCAATTTTGGCGTTTTCCTCGTCCATTTCTTCCAGGTCTTTGATTGCTTCAAATACCTGTTTTTGTGGCATTCGCACCACAATTTTCTTTCCTTTTTCCAGGACTTCCCCGTTTTCTCCCACCTTGTCTTTTAAAGTGAACGGCCAAAATGTTCTTTTCAGTTTGTTGCAATTAAATTCTTTTACTGCCATGCTTTTATCTCCTTATCCAAAAATGCGGCCTGGGTGTCTACTCCCTGGCCGCCTGTGTGCCTGTTTTTATTCTGTGTCCATATCTTCTTCGTACAAAATTAAAGTACCCTCTTTATCCATAGGCTGTGCTTTAAATTCTGCATCAATGACCGTTTCACTGTCCTTGGCAAACGCAATTGTAAATCCAGCCTGGTTATTTCCTACAATCGTAACCCTTACATCCCCGTCCGCCGGGTCCTTGTGTACGAAATGAAGGATATATTTTTTCCCGTCTGCATTTCCAATTCCGCCAATCTTCACAATGCGTTTTTTCTTGTCTGTTTCTTCCTTTACTCTGGCCGTCTGGCATAACTTCTGTAATGTAGTACCGCACCATGTCATAATTCCAGATTTAAGGGTTGCTTCCTCTTCTGTAATAATAACCTTAGAAACCTTTCCCATATCGTCTTTGGCTTCATAGAATGACGGTGCATATTCAATTTCTGCACCACCCTTGATATGCCCCAGGCGGTTTTCTTCTGTTTCTATCGCTGTGTTTTCCGGCAACGCTTCCCCCACTCCCGTAAATTCCATACAATACAAATCGCCAGAACCTAAAACAATGCTTTCTTTGTTCATGCTTTCTTTGCTCCTTTCGTCTTTTTCAACAATCCCCTTACTTCATAAGCAGTTTGGTAACAATCTTCATCTGCTACCTGGGCCAGATATGCGTCATACTCCACATCCGGCAGCACTTCCATTTCAAACGCCGCCGCCAATCTTTCCCGTTCTTCATCATCCGCCATGTTGTAAAGTTCAAAATCAATTTCCTGGGCCTTTAGATTGTTTAATCCGTCCGCCCCTCTTCCCGTTTCATGTGGTGTAAGATAAACCATATACGGAAGTGGCGGCACCGGGTCATCCACGGTTCCCTCAAACTGATTTTTGGTTATTGGCACGTTATTTTTCTCTGAAAAATCCTTTGCCCTCTGTATCAATTCTTCCGCTGTCATCCTATCCCCTCACTTTTCTTTCTATCTTCTGGGCCGCCAAATCTCCCAGGGTGTCATTGACTGGTCCGATATGCTCAAACGCCCTTACTCTTCCGCCGTTTCTTGACTGGTGCCCTTTTTCCAGTAGGTGCGTCAACTGATAATATTTTTTGTTGTACACCGTGTACCCTTTAAGCCCTGTAACCGCTGACGCTCTTTGTTTTCTTACGCCATGCGTCCAGTCTTTTGTATATTTTTTGGTCCTTTCCTGGTATGGTCCGCCCTGTCTTAGTGTTTCTGCTGCCACGGCTGCGGTTTCTTCCAATCCCTCATTTACCGCACGTTTGATTTCCTCATTCCAGTTTTCCAGTTCCGCCATTATGGCTTCATCCAGGTTGTCAATGGTTGCTCTCAACCTCTTCCCACCCTTTCCCCTGCGTAAAGTTCTATTTTCCCGTTGCTTTTCGGCCCGTATGTACGATAGATAGTCATTTTCTTTCCCTCAATCTCAATTTCTGTCTGGTTCTCATACTCAAATCCCCATACTTCCACCATGACGGATGCCTTATAATCCCTCTGCCCTGCTGCTGTAAATTCATCACGTCCAACTGGGTTTAATTCCCCAAATACTACCTTTTCCAGGTATTCTTTTTGGTTCTTTTTTGTCAGTAATTTAACTTCTGCTTCTATAGTAGCCACCGCCTTTGATTTTCGTACAAATCATGTCATATGATGCCATTAGTTCATTGTGATTTTCTGGGTTCCCAAAATTGGCTTTTGTATAAACCAGGGCGGCTTCCACAATTAACGGGTCCTCTAACTCTTCCAAATATGAGTGATGCACACCAATTCTTTTCAAGTCTGCAAGGGCAACTTCTACAAGCTGCCCCACATCCTCGTCCAGAATATCTTTTGACGTTTTACGCACCCTCAGTTTGGCTTTTGCAATCAATTCTTCTTTTTTCATGCTCCGCCGCCTTTCCTGCCTTTTTTACATTGACGGGTTCTTTACACGGATAAATCCGTTTTTGGCAACTACGTTTCCGCCCATGAACACGTCCGCCCTGTATGCAATCTGTCCCTGTTTAAACTTGTAATGTTCAGATTTTCTTGCGTCAATATCAGAGAAAACGGCAACTTCGTAATTGCTCATAGGGCCATAAGCCATACAATACTTGTCTTTCGTTCCGCCAATTTCTTCACAAGCGGAATTGATGATGTAAGGTACTTCATCAATGCTTCCCGTATTTCCATGGTTTACAATGGTATAAACACGGCGGCCCTGCTTATCTCTTAATTTTGCAAACTTTTTAAGGTCTTTCTTGCTAAGAATAAGCACGGCAATATCTTCCACGTTCTCATCCCCACCATAGGAATAAATAATTTCATCCAGTGTTCCGTCATCAATAGCGGTAATGGTTGTAATATCTGTTGCCGGGTCAATAACCTGTTCTTTTTCTTCTGACGGATTGAAAAAAATGCCACGGAATTTTCCAGTTCCACCAGGCCCCACCAAAATTTGACGGGATGCGTAACGCTTGATTGCACGGGTCACGCTTTCTTCCACAACGCTGTCATAATCTGCATCCGGCAATTTAACCATTTCTTCCGGCTCTTCTGCATATGCCGTGATTTTCTCACGCACAATTTCCGCATAGTTAAATTCCGGTTCGGAAACATTGTAGTCCGCATTTTCATTTGTGCTTCCTGCTCCGTCCCCATAAGAAACAACATAAGGGCGTTTGTAACTCTCGCCGCCTGGAAGAGGTACTGTTTTTACACGGTCAATGAGGGAAGAAACATTGTTGAACGCCGGGGAAATTTCTGTGCTGCTATGCTGTGGCATTGCCACCCTTTCTGTGGTCATTGCGTTACGGGGATTTACCAGGACTTTTGCCTTGTACGAAACGGCTTTTCCGTCCTTTAACGCTTTTCCATTCTTTGCTCTTATCTGGTTTTTAGGCTCTTCGCCGCCCTCTCCCGGTTCGCTTCCTTTTCCCGGCTCCGGGTCATTGTTTCCTGCTGCCGCTGCCGCCGCCATAAGTTCTTCACGGGTTTTAATCTCGTCCAGGATTTCCCCAATGTTTCTGGCTTCATCCATGGCATCCGTCAATTCCTGGCCGCTTAATGCCTGGGCTTTCTTTCCCAGTTCCGCCAATCTGTTTTTAAGGTCCTTTTTTGACATATTCATTAACTCTTCTCTTGTCATTGTCTGTTCTCCTTTCAATCTCCTTACCGGCCCATGTGTGCCATAGTAAGTGCAATGATGCTTTTTCTTTTTTCCTGGTCCTGCTGCCGTAATCGCTCATTATCTGCCGTCCCGGCTCCCACCAGGTCTTTTGGTGCATTTCTGCAATACATTTTTGTGAAGTCCTGTACCGCTGCCGCAACGGTGTTTTCTTCCCCTACCTTTACCTGGAAATATTCCGCTGCTTTGGTTCCGTCCAACCACGTTTCCTCTTCCATTAGTTTCTTTACGGTTTTAATGTCCACGCCCTCTGCCAGGTGTTCTTCATAAACGCTTAAAATCCCGGCTTCCACGGCATCCAATGTGTCTGCCATTTTCCGCATTTCTATGGCGTTTCCCTCGCATCCGGCCCACGGCTTATGTATCATCAAATAAGCATTTGACGGAATAGTGGGTGCTTCACTGTCCGCAAAGGCAATCACGGAAGCAATGGACCCGGCCAGTGCATCCACATGGACGGTTTTCTTTCCCGGATAACGCTTTAACATATTGTAAATTGCTATCCCTGCAAATACGGAACCGCCGCCGGAATTGATGTAAATGTTTAAGTCCTTGCCGTTTGCTTCTGCAAGGAAATTTTTGATTGCTTCCGGGTACTGGTCCTCTTCCTGCCAGGCTCCCCACCAGTCACTCACAATATCCCCGTAAAAATACAGGTCCACGGAAGTTTCTGTGGCGTTCTTAAACTCATAGAATTTTCCCACCGTTGCGTGTGCGGCATCTTTGCAAGCAATAAACTTTTTTTCTATCCTTGGCATCCTATTAACCCCCTTTCATAGTTTCAAAATAAGCACGGGCCGCCGCTTCCATTGCCTTTCTTTGCTTGTCCTGCTGCCCTGGTGGCGGTTCTGTGCCGTTTTCTTTTCCCACCTGGTAAAGGCTTTGGTCCCCTGCTTTTACATAGTTAAGTGACACCATACGCACGTCCCCGTCATCCACTGGCCCGTAATACATCAATGCTCTGTACTCGTTTATTGTCATGGCTCCACGGTCAAACATATTTCCGCCTATGGTGTCCCTGGTCTGCAATGTGGCGTACTGCAAAAGATTGGCTGTAAATTCAATCTTGTTTCCATATCCAATTTCCCTTGGTGTCAGAAGTTTAAAGGTAAATTCATAACCCAACTGGATTGCCACGGGTTCAATGACATTTTCATAAAAACTAATCCATTCCTGGTCTGACAGTGTGGAAGTCAAAACCTTTTCATTTACTCCGTAATAGCGATATACGTTATCACGCAAGAAAGTAATCTGGTTTGTCGGCACGTTTGGCGTTCTTTGTGCAATTTCTTTAAAATCCACTGTGCTGTCAATTGCCGCAATACCCCCGGCGTTGTCGGCGTTCATATATGCGTCCTGGAAATCCTTTGCAATCTGTTTTAATTCTTCATTATCTGCCAGGTTGTTGTATTTCAAATATCCGGCAAGTGAATTGGAACGGTTTACAATGTTCTTTACTGTTTCCCCGGACGTTTCTATAAGGTCCAGGCTTCGCTTTAACTCAATATCCGGGGACGTTCCCAGGAACCTTTTTTTGTTGTACCTTGCCTTTATGTGTATGACATTCTGGTAAGGCACCGTGTAGGTTTCCCCGTCATAGTCCCAACGGAAGCGGAAAAGAATGTTGTTGTGTTCATCCTCAAAAATGCGGTAACTCTTTGTTGTAATCGGCTGTATGCTTGTTACTCTTGTAAAATCTTCATTGTAAAAAATTACAGAAAAGGAATTGGATGTATAAACCAGGTCTGATGCTATGCGGTAAAGAAAATCATACGTTGACATTTCCGGGCACGGCCTTAATTTCAAAAGCCTTGCCAGATAATCATTTTTTATTGTCATTCCCTTTTCATCTTTTCGGATGACCTGGGGCTGTAATTTTCCCACGTTCTTTGCTATGGCATCCGCAATGGCTCCCACAATATCATTGTCCCGTAGGGTTCCCGTTGGCACATACTCGCCACGGCTCAATAAAAGTGGTCTGTACTTCGCCCTAAAGGCTCCAAATACATTGGCTATAATTCCCGTAACATTACCCCCTTTCCTCAAAAAAATAAGCCCATGGAACACATCCATGGACCTATTGTAAATTTGTTCGTGTTAAAATTCTGACCCACTTTAAAAGACTGCTGCCCGGCGTTCTTTACGCCGCTTCATTTCTTCCCAATCTCGCTGTGGTATTTTGAAACCATTGTCATTGCATCGAACACGGAAACCGCCCCGTCTATCCTCATACGTTTTTCAATCTTAACGGGCTTCATCCTGCTATCATTCATGTTGATTTCAACGGCCACATTTAAAAAGTGGGATGCTAAAAGTGTATTATCTCCCAGGTTATACTTTCCATCCTTTAAATCTCCCTCAAACTGGTTTAATATCGGCGTTAAGTTCGTACCCTGGTAAACATCATCTGTCTGAAACCCGGCCATTTTCAAATCATCCACCAAATACCCTGCACTGTATCTGTCATATCCGATTTTCAGCGGCCTTATTTTATATACCTTTACCAGGTCAATAAACCATTTGTACACATCTTTGTAATCCACCTGGTTTTCCCCAGATATTTCAAGAAATCCCTTTTCCCGGTAAATGTTGTATGGCACATTATCTTCATTTACTGCCACTTCATACCGTTTCTTTGGCATATAGAATTTTGTTATCACATTCCATTTTCCTTTTTTCCATATAACGATTGATGCCGCCGTAAGGTCTGTGGTTCGTGAAAGGTCTATGCCGCCCACACAATAACAACCCCTATACTCTTCCAGGGAAATGCCTATGTCCTCATTAACCGCTTTCATCACATCCCAATAGTCAAGCCATGCCACGCTTGAATTTTGTTTAATATTGCAGTATTTTGTGAGAAACTCAACTTTCTTTGATAATGACGCTCTGGCAATCTCTATCTGCTCAATGTAAAATTCTTCTGATACGGAAACGCCCAGGTTTGGATTGCTCTTTTTTAGTTCCTCTATGCTGTCCCATTTCTCTATGTCATCAATCATATACAGGAACGGCAAAATTCTTGTTTCCTTGGAATTGCCTTTTAGGAATGAGGTTGCACGCCGCATCAATTCATCATAAATTCCGTCATTGATATATCCGGCGGTTGATATGGATAAAATAAGCGGTTGCTTTCTGGCTCCCAGGGCGGAAGTCATAACCTCATACTGTTTCAATCCCTGGTCCCCCGGCCACGCTTCCATTTCATCATTCACAACCATTTGAGGGTTGAAACCGTCTGATTTTTTTGAGTTGAAAGCAATCTTTTTTACACTTGTATTAAATTCTTTGATGTAAATATCACTTCGGCGTTTCTTTGTAATGCTGTCCAGTTCGTCATCCGCCTGTACAATCT